TTGGCACTGGCTGGGCGGCTGGCAACCGACCGCGCTGCCGCTGTACTGCAGCCTGCACGATGTCACCGATCTGGACCTGCTCACCGAGCTGTTGCTAGTCGTCCGAAAGCACACGTCCCATGGCGAACACTGACGCCCGCGTTGTCATCACCGCCGAAGATCGGGCCACCCGCGTCCTGAAAGGGATTCGCGGCTCTATCGACGGCGCGGTTGCCGCGTTCGGCCAGCTCGGTGCAGCAGGAGCGGCGCTTGGCGCTGGTGCGGCGCTTGCCGGCTTGCGCTCGCTAGTCAGCTCAATCGATGACCTGGACGAGGCCGCGCAAGGGCTAGGCATCACGGCGGTGCAGTTGTCCAACCTGCGGCAGGCCGCAGGCGAAGCGGGCATTGGTGCCGAGGCGTTTGGCACCGCTCTTACGCGGCTTAACGTCCGCATCGGCGAGGCGGCCACCGGCAACGAGGACGCGATCCGCCTTTTCAGGGCGCTGGGCGTTGCCGTCAAGGATGCCGGCGGCGAGATCCGCCCGGCCGATGCGGTGCTGCGTGATCTGGCCGCACGCTTTCAGGCGCTGGACGACGGCCCGGCCAAGGCGGCGCTGGCGGTCGATCTCTTTGGCCGCGCCGGTGCCAAGCTGGTGCCGCTGCTCAACCAGGGCGCCGATGGGCTGGAGCGCTTCAGCGGCTTGACCGATGAAACCGTCAAGCAGGCCGCCCGCCTGCAGGGCGAGCTCGACAAGCTGGCCAACTCGTGGGAGCGGCTCAAGTTCTCCATCGCCGAGCAGGCGGTGCCGGCCGTCAACACCGCCATCGATGTGTTCCGCCGGCTGGACTTTGCCAAGATTGCCGAGCAGCTGTTCCAGCCGTTGGGCATCGGCAAGGCCACGCAAGAGCTGCGCCGGCAGATCGTCGCCGCCAAGGCGGAAACGGAGCAGTACGCGCGCGCCGTGGCTGAAGGCGCCAAGGTCAGCGGCGCCGAGGCGGTGGCCCTGCAGGGCAGCTCGCGCGCCGTGCTCGAAAACGCCCGAGCCAAGGACGTTGCAACCAAAGCCACCGTTAAGCAGGTCGACGCGCAACGTCAATTGCTGACCGAGTATGAGAACAACGTCGCCATCCTGCGTGACGCGCAGCGCCTCCAGCGCGAAATCGACCAGGCCGTCGCTGAGCGCGAGCAGCGACTCGCCAACCTCACCGGCCGCAGCGCAGCCGAGCAGCAAGCGCGCGACCTGCAACTGATTGATGATGCGCTAATTGAGGGCACGATCAGCCTGCAAGAATATGATGCTGCGTACACCCGCATCTTCGGTCTCAACAGCGAGGTCAGTCAGGGTATCGAAAAGCAGAAAGACGGCCTTGAAGGGCTGGCCCTGACATTTGCCAGCAGCGTCGGCGCGTTCATCGAGCGTGGCGGCAGTGTGCGCAGCTTCTTCGAGGCGTTGCTGCAAGACCTCCTAAAGCTAACCACGCAGCTCCTGATCGTTAAGCCGTTGGCTGAGGCCTTGAAAGCTGCGTTCAGTGGTGGCGGCGGCGTCGGTGGCAGCATCAGCAGTTTGTTCGCCGGCTTCTTCGCCGACGGCGGCTTCATCCCGCCCGGCCGGTTCGGGGTGGTCGGCGAGCGCGGGCCTGAGCTGGCCTTCGGTGGCCGCAGCGGGCAGACCATCAGCCCGATGGGCGGCCCCACCATCAACATCAACCTGCCGCCCGGCAGCAACGTTACCCGGCAGACGGCCAACCAGATCGCCGGTGCCGTGTCGCGCCAGCTCGCTATAGCCAACCGCCGCAACGGGTAGCCGAATGAGCTTCATGGAACTCCCGCGCTTCCCCGAGCGCATCAGCGTGCAGGCCAGCGGTGGACCGGGGTACAGCACCGATATTGTCACCGTGCGCGCTGGGTTCGAGAGCCGCAACATCAACTGGTCTCAGTCCCGCGCGCGCTTTGATTTGTCGCATGCGCCCCGCACCGAGGCGCAGAAGGACGAGCTGCTCGCCTTTTTCCGCATGGCGCGCGGTGCAGCCTACGGATTCAGGTACAAAGACTGGGCGGATTTTCGCGCGACCCACAGCAACGGCGTAATGCGTGGTCTCGTCGGTACGGTGGAGCAGGGCACGGCCGGGCAGGGCTTCGGCGTTGCAACCTATCAACTGTTCAAGCGGTACGGCAGCGGCGCGTTCGCGGAAGACCGCCGCATTCGCAAGCCGGTGCCCAACACGGCGGCGGTCTTGCGCAACGGTGCCCCGGTCACGTTTGGCACGCTCGCCGGGCAGGCGACACTAGACAACACCACCGGCGTGCTCACGTTTGTCGCTGACCAGACACGCACCGTCAGCAGCCACATCGTCGGCGCTACACACCAGCTCACACTAGCCAGCGCGTTTTCGCCCAATTTGGTCTTGGGCGGCCGCGTCTGGGTGACCGGCGTTACCGGCACCGCGGCCGCCGTGCTCAACAATCGCAGCCACTCGGTCACTGGCGTAAGCGGCGCCGTCGTTATTTTGGGCACTGCCACTAGCGGTCTTACGGCCACTGGCGGCGAAGCCAGATTTTTCCCACAGCCGACCGAGACGCTGACGTGGTCTGGCGAGTTTGACGTGCCGGTTCGCTTTGAGTCCGACGAGGCTCGCATCCAGATTATCGACCGCACGCAATCCGAGCTGCTGTACGCGTGGCAGACGCAGCTCGTCGAGGTGCGAGTATGAAGACCCTGTCCACTGGTCTGCAAGAACATCTCGCGCAAGAGGTCACCACCCTGCGCACGCTGGTGAGAGTCACGCGCCGCGATGCGCAGGTGTTCGGCTTTACGGATTCTGACGACGATATCGAGTATCAGTCGGTCCTATACCGCGCGCGCAGCGGCGCCAGCGGATCTGCCGTCGTATCGGGCGCCGACCTGTCAACCGATAATCTTGAGGTGCTGGGCCTGCTGTCTGGCAGCGACATCACCGAGGCGGACTTAGAGGCTGGCGTGTGGGACGCCGCGCAGGTGATTGTGTCGCAGGTCAACGTGGCGAACTTGTCGCAAGGCGAACTAATGCTGCGCGTCGGACAGTTTGGTGAGGTCGAGCGCGCCAACGGCACTTGGCGAGTCGAGGTTCGCGGCCTTACAAACACGCTGCAGCGGACCATCACTCGCACGTACCTTCCGACCTGCGATGCAGACCTGGGTGATGCGCGCTGCGGCGTCAACCTGACCTCGCGCACTCAGAGCAACACCGTCGCAACTGTGCTTAGCGCGCGGCAGTTTGTTAGCCCAACCCTGCCTGGCGCTGCCGGTGTGTACGCTGGCGGCCGCCTGACCTGGACCAGCGGCGGCAACGCGGGCCGTCAAATGGAGGTGCTCAACAACGACGGGGCGGGCGGTGTTCAGCTCGTTCTGGACATGCCGGTACTCATTGCCGTGGCTGACCAGTTCACGGTCGTTGAGGGTTGCAACAAGACGACTAATCACTGCGCCAACAAGTTTGGCAATGTCGTCAATTTCCGTGGATTCCCACACGTGCCCGGCGTCGACAAGACGTTGCGCTACGGGGGCAGTTGATGAGCGTGACCTCGCAACAGGTTGTGGCTGCCGCTCGCGGCTGGCTGGGCACGCGCTGGCAGCATCAGGCCAGCGTCAAAGGCGTGGCGTGCGACTGCGTGGGCCTAGTGGCCGGTGTGGCGCGCGAGCTGGGACTGCTGCACGCCGACCTGCCGCCCTACGAGCGCACTGCCGACGGGGCCACGCTCACCCGGCTGTGCGCGCAGCACATGCGACGCGTGCCGCTGCCCAGCCTGCAGCCGGGCCACGTAGCCATGCTGCGCTTCGAGGCCTACCCCACGCATCTCGCAGTAGTGGGTGACTACGCCCACGGCGGCCTGTCCCTCATTCACGCCAGCGCGCCCGCGCGTCGCGTTATCGAGCACCGGCTCGACGACCTGTGGTGGTTTCGACTGGTCAATGGGTTCGAGCTGCCGGGCGTGGAGTACGTATGAGCGACGCCGCGGCTCGAAGTGGGCTCACGCTGATCGGTCAGTCTGCCGGGGCGGCTATCGGCGGACCAATCGGCGCCGCCGTCGGCGGCGCTATCGGTAACGCGGTAGGCTGGTGGTTATTCCCCGAGCAGATCACCGCCGAGGGGCCGCGCCTGTCCGAGCTGACGGTGCAGGCGAGCACCTACGGCGTGACCATCCCGGTCGTGTACGGCCAATGGAGATTGACCGGAAATATCATCTGGGCGGCGGACATCCGAGAGACGCGCCAAGAGCGTGATGCAGGCGGCAAGGGCGGCCCGCAGCAGACGCAGGTCTCTTACACCTACGATGCGAGTTTCGCCGTGGGCCTATGCGAGGGTCCAATCGCGGGCGTGCTGCGCATCTGGGCCGACTCGCGCTTGGTATATGACGTGAGCGCCACCGCAGACGCCGAGGCGGTGGCCGCCAGTATCAACGTGGGCGACGTGATCACCGTCTACACCGGCACGCAAACGCAAATGCCGGACCCAACCATTGAGGCCGCGCTCGGCGTAGGCAACGTGCCCGCCTATCGCGGCCTGGCCTACGTCGTATTCCGCGATTTTGCCCTCGGTGACTACGGCAACCGGATACCCAATCTGTCTTTCGAGGTCATCGAGAACGGCGACCTGGAGCCCGGCTTTAGGGTGCTGGACGTGGCCGCGCCCACCGAGCCGCTGTACCGACTTAACGCCGCGCCACTCCGACAAGACCCGATCATCAGCACCTTTGGCGGCGGCATCATCCGCGTGCTGAGCTCGAGAAATATGGGGCAGACCCGGCTGTACGAGGTGACCGGCGCTTACATCGGCGCCACCTCAGCTTCCTACGGCGAGTCCAACCTGCCGCCGTTTGGCGTCCTCAATGACCCGCCGAACGGGTTTTATTGGGGTGGCTGGCAGCTCGGCGAGTCCGGTTACACGATCTTCAACCACTTCTCGCAGGACTCGCCCGAGCGCTTTCTGCGCATTGACAACGTCAGCGAGTCAATCCAGAGCCTCGAAACAGGTACGCCGATTCAAGGCCTGGAGTTGGCCGGTCTTGTCGCATGCGTTGACTGTCTGCACTACGTGGTTCTCACTACGTCAAATGTCCCGACGGTGACCAACTGGTATCTGTTCCGGTGGAACGGCGTGGGGCCGGAGCTGGTGCGCAGCGGTACGGTCGAGGCCGTGAATGGCGAGGATTGGCTGACGTTCGGCGTCTCTCCGGTCAATCAATTCAGCGGCCACCGGGGAGCCTCCATGCTGGAGTCCGACCTCACGCACCTGTGGGTCTATCTCGGAGACGGTGATCTCGCGGTCTACAAGCTGGACCGCGACAACGTGCTGCGCCGCGTGTTGCTGTTCGATGGCGGGCCGACCGCCCGTCGGCCGCGCATGGATTTTGTTACCGGCTCCGTAGGGCTCAACGCCGACCGCGGGCTGTGCTGCGTGCTCGGCACAACCGAAGGTGACGTCACCCGCATCTACGTCTACAGCCGCCTGACCGGCGGCAGCACCGGAACGCGCACGGTCTCGCAGGTGATTAATGGCCTGTGTCAGCGTGCGGGGCTGACGGTCGGCCAACTCTCC